CCCCAGCTGACAAGCTCATCGTCAATCAACGCCAGGTTATCCCCGCGGGTGATGCCGGCGGCGTCGGTGTTCGACGCGCCCAGGGAGGCGATATCCCGGCCGGCGTTACCGTCGACGGTGAATCCGACGGTGTCGAGACCAGCCGTCCTGAACGAATAAGCGGCCGTCAGCGGGCCCGACGGTGTCAGCGCAGGCATCGAGCCGGTCTCGGCGTAGCTCCCCGCGACGATGTTGTCGGTCCAGACCTGTGCGGTAGCCGAAAGAGGATCTCCGCGGGTCGCAAGCGCGAAGACCCAGCGGTTGGCGTCGATGACCTGGTAGGGCACCTCGACGAGCCGCTTCGCGACCGGCGCAGCAGGCGGGACGATCTCGTCGTTCCAGCCGGTGTCGTCCGGGTCGATGTAGGCGGTGGACCCGAGCCCGAAGACGTCCTCGACCGCCTGCACCTCGATCGCGCCCTTGTGCAGGGTGCCGGTCTTGATCCCGGTGACGCGCAGCACCATGCCCACGAAGGCCGGCCCCTCGGGCGGGATCCACGTCAGCTTGAACAGAGATCCCTCATGCAGCGCCCAGGCCTTGCGATTGAAGTAAAGCGTGAACTGCGCGACCGGGAAGCTGAGCGCGCGCAACTGGCGGCCGGCGATGAACTGGGCGAATGTCTTGTTCATCACCGCTTTCATCGTCAGCGTCAGCGCCTTGCGTTCGTCCTGCGTGGCGAAATTCGCAGACTCGACCGCCTGGGCGACGCCCGCCTTGTATTTCTTGGCGCGGTCGATGTAATTGACCTTCACCGCGTTGAAGGTGTCCGCCCAGGATCCCCGGCTCCACTCCGGCGCCTGGCCGTCTGCAAAATCGCTGACGGTGAACTCCGGCAGGGTCGAGACGTCATACCCCCCGCGGATCGCCTCGAGGGTATAGAGCCCCGTGACCGGGCTCTTGTAGAAAACGATATTGCAGGTCCGCTTGATCTCCGCAAGGAACTCATCCATGCTGATCGAGCCATCAATGCACCAGGACATCCCAGCGCCTTCGGCTTGCAGCAACGCAGCGACTGAGGCGAATGACGCCACATCAATCTTCCCCGGCGTGATCCCCCCGCGGTCCGGGCCGTAATAGCGGCTCGTGACCATGTCATAAATCATGCAGGCCGGATTCGCGTCCTGCCCGATCTGATAGCTCCCGCCGCTTGGGAGCGACGGATAGCGCGACAGCTCAAAGGAAAGCGGCTTGGGATAGGGCTGCGTCCCGAAATAAAAGCCCGGCACCGTCACGCCGCCGACGGCGCCGCCGCGGAAGACGAAATAGCAGAGGCTCGGGTAGCCCGGCGCGACACGGGCGCCTTCGGGCGGGGCGCCCTGCTGGTTCGGATCCCGCTGATTAAAATGACTGGCCAGGTAATCGTTGGGCAGCTGGGTGTCGAGCCCGTAATACATGTCGATCAGCCCTTTCATCCCGCCGCCCTTCTCGTCGCCCCCAAACAATTCGTCGTTATCCACGGTGAGCAATGCATGATCGACGGGATTTCCGATGTTCACCTCGGTGAAGAAAACCGGGGTATCGCCGGCGTAGATGTTGTGGATGCCGTAGATGGGCCCCCAGCAGACGGCGGCCTGCATGGCCATGTGATATTTGTACCCGACCGTGTAGGTCTTCGCGCCGAGACCGAAGAAGCCCCCGGTCTTTTTCCTGATCGGCATCACGCTGACATCGCCCCACCAGGTGACGTTGGCGTTGGGGACGCGCACCCGCCCGTAGATCACCGGGATGGGCCGGCCGGCCTCGGCGGTGGTGACCTGGACCTCGGACGGCTTGGCCGACTCCGGCGGTTTCGCCAGGAGCGCCATCGCCACCATGAGGACGAGTTGGATGATGAGCATGATCCAGAAGAAGACGCACCTCCCGGCTAGTAGCCCAGCATCCCGTTCTCATAGGGGTTGCGGTCAGGGAGGTTCGGGAACCCCATGAACCGTTTGTAATTGTTGAATTTCTGGATGCAGTCGAGCGCATTGCGCATGTCGCCGGCGTAGGCGAACACCACCGACCCCACCTGCAGCCCGGGGATCATGTCGAGGATCTCTGCGGCGCTTCCGGTGTGGCCGTTGATGAAACGACGCTGGTTGCCGAACTCGATATACCCCGCGTTCAGCCACCCCGCCGGCTTGCTTCCGAAGGCTGAGACCGTGATGGTCAACTTGTCGGCTGAGAGCGCCGTCACCGCGCCGGTCAGCATGAAAAGACTGCGATCGAGATTGCAGCCGGGGCCGTAGGTGATCCACGGGCACTGCTGCTGATATTGGATCGCCGGGACGCGCTGCTGGAAAACGTAGGTCTCCGGCACCGCGGTCAATTCGCAGAAGTCCCGGAATTTCGCGCTGACAATTTTGCCGCCGAAGATCTCCCGGACCTCGGCGTCCGCGTCGCCGTAATGGCCGCGGTAGATCGTCAACTGCAGGGGGCTGACGGGGAGATAGGCCAGGAAAAGGGAGGCCAGTTCATGCGTCCTCGGCACCGTCACCTTCAAGCCGCCCGACTTCGCCTCGCTGTTGTTGTCGATCTCCGTGCGGACCATCGCGAGCGGTTCGTAGATGTGCCCCTGGTAGGTGATCTTCTTCGGCCCGGTGGTGAGGAACCATTGCTGCTGGGCGGTCGACCAGAGATAGAGCTCGTAAGGCTTGCTCGAATAGCGGGTCTTTTCCTGCGCGTCGTAGGTCATGACGTCACCGGCGCCTCGAGCGGCAGCTCGCGCAAGGGTAGCGTCGCCTCGGCGAGTTGGGTGTGATGCCATAGTCTCGGCGGTTCATCGCTATCCAGCCGGCAGAAAAGCAGGAATGAAAGCGTCGTCGTCGCCAACGCGCCGGCCGCGCCCAGGGCGGCGTCGATCGTCAGCGTCTCGGTGCCGTTGCCGTTATCTATCGCGGAGAGGATCTCGCGGAACAGGAGGGTGGCTCCCTGGTTCAACATCACCGCAAGGTGCCGGCGACCGGCCGCCGGAAACATCTGCGCGGTGTAGTCGCAAGCCTTGATCGTGATCGTGGTGTCGCCCGATCCGATCAGCGTCGCCAGCTCAAGGTCGCCGCGCCAGCTGGGCACCCAGAAGGGCACCGCGCGGCCGGCCCGCGCAAGCATGAAGGCGTCATACTCATCCGCCCCGGTTCTGGAATCCATGAACCAGTTGTAGGACCAGACGCCGCGCGGCTGCCGGCTGCGGGAGTTGACCTCGATCGCCCCGGCCACGGCGTCAAGCGTGGCCATGCTTCGGCCGTAGACAACCTGGCCGTCATCGCGGACGTTCGGCTCGAGAGTGAGAACGTCGAACCCCCGATAGGCCGTCGGCGCAGCGGCGGCCGGCGCGGCCGAAGCCGACGGCAGCTCGCCCCGAAAGGATGCCTCGTAAATGTAGCAATCACGATTCGGGACGATCAGCGTGGGCGTCCCGGCCAGCCGGGCCAGTCTCACCGGCACGACAATGTCGCCCGTTGCCCAGGCCTTCTGCGTCGCGGAGACCAGGTTGATCGCGGTCGGCGTCACACTGTAGATCTGCAGCGCCTCCCAGGTGTTATTGTCGCGCCAGACGAGGAGAAGATTGCCGGCGACAAGACCGGGGCGCAGCGTGGTGTCGCAGCTGATCGAGCTCGCGCCGATCGCCGCCGGCGACGTCAGCTCGGCCTGGTCCTTCCACCAGGGCACGCCGAACACCCGCGATTGCCAGCTCCAGATCTTCGACATCAACTGGGCCGATTCCTGGGCGCTGAGCGTCAACGATCGGAACTTGCAGGAGAATCGGGGGTCGTCGGTAATCAGCTGCACGCGCTGCTCGCCCTCGTCGTAACCGTCCATGACGTCCGTCAGCCATCCCGGCGTCTCCTCAAAGCCATTCTCCCAGTCGATGTCCACCGCATAGGTCACGAGCCGTGAACCCGTCACGACGAGATCTGTGCCCGAGATCCCCGTCACGACGAAAATCGCCTGATTGTTGATTGCCGGCGGCCCATCCTGCGGGACGATCGCGGTCATCATCTTGGAGCCGAAGGGGCCCAGCGTCAACGGCAGGCCGAAGGGGTTGGTGATCGAGAGGCCGCCGCCTCCGGAAACCGTGATCGCGGTCACTGTCTTGGGCAATCGGCGGAAAGCATTCCAGACCTCGACCGGGAACTGCACCTCGGAGAGAACGAAGCCGACGTCCTTGGTCCGGGGGATCACGATCACCTTCTCAAATAATTCGTCGCCGAACATCCTCGCCAGCGCCCCGGAATGCGCCGCCTGGCGCGCGGCAATGCCCGATGTGTTTGAGCCCTTGGTGCCGGCGATCGGCGCTGAAGTGAAGGCCGCGGCGACCAGGAACACGGCGGTATATTTCGCCAGGTCGCCCGACATCCCAGCCGGGGTGCCCTGAAGAAATCGCTGCGCGAGCGCGCCGGCGTGGTTGGCCATCAGGAACCCTTCACCACGGCGAAGTTGGGGAACAGCATCCAGTTGGTCGCGCCAATGGAATAGACAGACGTCACCGCAAACCCCTTGGTCGTTGCGTTGGTCGCAGCGAGGCTGGGGAGGGTGACGAGCGGCGAATAGCCGCCCGCGTCGCGCTCCGCGAAGATCTGGATCGGCAGCAGGTTGGGCTGCGAGTTGAGGGAGGAGGTGGAGCGCGCGAGGATCCCCGCCATTGTCGGAATGCCGGTCGGGATGCTCAGCCCCGGGATCCCCGTCGGGGCAAATTTGCCCGTATAACCCTTGGTTGTTTCTGTGCTGTTCCCCGTGCTGATCCACTTTCCGGTGAAAGCATCGACGTCAGCCTTGACAAACCCGTTGGCAGCGCTCGATCCGTCATTGTTTGATCCGGGACAATAGGCAGTGAGAAGCGTACCGGGTATTGAGCCGCCATACGTCATGTAAAACCCGCTGACGCTCCCGAAGAAAAACCGTCGCGCGCTCCCGGATCCATGCTCTGCGGCCGCGCCGAATCCGAGATGACCGAAGACGCCGGAAGTCCGCTCGACCACGATGGTGACATTGTCCGCGCCGTCATCGAAGAAATGCGTCGCGACCACGGCGCCGGAAGGGAGGTTGATCCCGGCGCCCACGGTGTAGCTCTGGCCGCTTCCGACCGGGCCACCCGCCTGGGCGTTCCAGGCCGACGCGCTGTTGAATCCGCTTCCGGTGTATAACCCGATCCCATACCCGGCTTGAACCTGCCCGCCGGCCCAGACGGTGCTTTCATTCACGCAGGCCCGCATGTTCACGTAAACCCCACTCTTGTGGGCGTGAACGCGCCAGCCGGCGCCGTCAGCCTGGCTCATGTCCTGCGTCCAGCCCTGGGAGACGAGCCAGGTCAGGATCTTCTTGACCAGGTCGATGGGGTCGGTGGCGGTGCCGGGGCCGGTGTAATTCGCTGCCATCGGGATCTCCTCGTCAGGTCAGACGCACAGCGACATAGTCGGTCTTCGTGGTGCGGAAAATGTTCTGCAGCACCAGGTAGGTGTCGAGCCCCTTGGTGATGGTGTCCTCGGCGGCGTTGCTGAAGCCGGTCACCGCGTACATTCCGGGCAGCTCGCCGAAGGAGTTCACCACGCCGCTGCCCTGGTCCTCGGTCAGCACGATCGGGAAAAGCTGATAGCTGCCATCCAGATTCGGACGCTGGTCATCAAACCCATCGCCATAGGGCCAGACGCCGCCGAAGATCGTCGAGTATGAAAACGTGGAGAACCCGCGCCATGTCCCATCAGGCCGGCGGAGGCGCAGGGAAGTCGAGTTGTTGTTCGCGTTGGGGAGGGGCTTGAAGAAGGCCGAGTGCTCGAGCGATGCGTTGTTCGACCAGCGCCAATTTACGGAAGTTGAAGCGGGCTCGCTCGGCCACCCCATCCCGCCGCCCACGACGATCGGCGCCGGGAATTGTCCGGGGGAAGGGTAGGTGTCGAGATAGCCCAGGTATGCGCATTCATAAACGCTGGACACCTTGGCGGCGACGAAGACGCCGCGCCCATCAGCCCTGAACCAGTAGGGGATGGTGCTGTTCCAGAGCGGCAGGACCGGCCCGCGCAGCGTCGAGCTGTTCACGATCGATCCCGGCTGCAGCCCGAAATCCAGGCCCGAGGAGAAGCCCGTCATGCCCCCCAGCTGCCAGTTGTAATAGTCTGCGTTGGTGTCCACGAAGACCCGCGCGCCGAGATAGATCGTCGCGGTGTTGTCGTTGCCCGGGGCATGCCAGATGTATTCACTGCCGGCGCTCGAACGGTCGGCCACCCAGGGGGGCGTCATTTGCATCGTGATTGTGTCGGCCGCCACCCAGGCGCCCGCGGGGATGGTGAAGTCGATCTTGGTGCTGGTGAAGGGCGTCCCCGTCGTTCCAGAGCCCAGGGAGCCGGTCACGGACCCCGACACGTCGAACGCCGTTGAGCTGGTGAAGGTGACGGTGATCACTTCGTAAACGCTGGCGGCCTTGCCGATGGGGGTGACGATCGCAGCCACCGGGTTGGAATAGACCGGCTGCATGAGGGTGTGCCCCTTCAGCAGGAAAGCGTTCAGCTTGTCCAGCAGGTCGGCGTGGCTGGTGGCGTGCGGGATAGTGGTGCCGTTTGATATCTCGTAGCTCATCAAATCACCCCAGGGT